GTTGGTTCGGTCTGTGCGATGCCGTTCCGGGCCTACGCTCTGATCTGGAATGAGAACTACCGGGATCAGGACCTGCAAACTGCTCTGACGGTGGATACGTCGGACGGCCAGGACACCACCACCAACACGACTCTCCAAAACGTGTGCTGGGAAAAGGACTACTTCACCAGTTCGCGCCCGTGGCCTGAGAAGGGTCCGGATATCACCATTCCTCTTTCGGGTACTGCTCCGGTGCTGGGTATCGGCAAGGGTAATTCCACGTTCGGTTCTGCCGGCGGCTCGGCCTGGCTGGAGTCCAACCAGGCTTCTCGGGTGTACGCCAACTGGACTTCCATCGATGGGACTTCTGGCAGTACGCAGTTCGCTGCGGAGAAAAATCCCTCGTCGGCGTATCCGTACATTCGGGCCGATCTCTCGGCCACTACGGGTGCTGCGTCTATCGCTGATCTGCGGGAGGCGTTTGCTCTCCAGCGGTATGAGGAGGCGCGTGCTCGCTACGGTTCGCGCTACGTGGAGTACCTTCGCTATCTGGGTGTTCGGTCTTCGGATGCTCGTCTCCAGCGGCCTGAGTACCTGGGTGGTGGCAAGCAGACCATTCAATTCTCCGAGGTCCTTCAGACCGGCGTGACCACTAGCGGTGACGTCGATGACGGTGTTGGCAACATGCGTGGCCACGGGATCGCCGCAATGCGGTCTAACCGCTATCGTCGCTTCTTCGAGGAGCACGGCTACGTGATTTCGCTCATGTCCGTTCTTCCGAAAACGATGTACACGGAAGGCCTTCACCGCTCCTGGACGCGTGAAACGAAGGAGGACTACTGGCAACGTGAGCTGGAGCACATCGGTCAGCAGGAAATCATCAACCAGGAAATCTACGCGTCGCACGCGACGCCGGCGGGTACGTTCGGTTGGCAGGATCGTTACGATGAATATCGGCGGATGGAGTCCCGTGTCGCGGGCGACTTCGCTTCGACCCTCAACTACTGGCACTACGCTCGCTCTTTCGGTTCGGCTCCTGCGCTCAATGCGGACTTCGTCAAGGCCGTCCCCACCAAGCGCACCAATCAGGTGACCAACGCTGACGTTCTCTGGGTCATGGCTCGTCATTCGATTCAGGCTCGTCGGCCTGTGTCGCGTTCTACCAAGTCGTTCGTCTTCTAGGAGGCCCCATGCAATTCGATGAGTTTGGCCGCGAGCTCCCGGACCCCACTCCGGTTACTCGCAAGATCAACATCAACGCCAAGGTGTCTACGCTTCAGGAGATGCGCCGGATGTATCACCTGATCCGGCATGAGGCGGAAACCCAAGGCTTCGACACTCCGGAGGACGCCGATGACTTTGACATTGATGACGAAGTCGAACCCGCCTCGCCCTTCGAGCACGATTTCGACAACGTGCCCGTGCGAGAGCTCATGGATTCGCCTGCTGTGGCTTCAGGAGGCCCTGGCCCAGCGCCTGGACCCTCTTCTGCCGCGCCCGGATCCGGAAGCGGCCCGTCAGGTGGTGTTCCGCCCGTCGCGAGTCCTTCGCCTTCACCCGGAAATTCGCAATAGGGGCAAACCCTAAGCCCAGGGGTCTGGGGCGGATCGCCCCAGGTCAACCTCTCGCCTACCCGTGCCCCCTCTTTGGGGGCACTTTCTATTCCACCTTGGTGACGGTATTCCGGTGGCATGGCAGTACACTCCTTGATGTGTACTGTGCTAGGTGACACCGTATGACCTCTGCCTCTCGTCGTCGCAGGCGTGCTGCCGCTGTCAGCACTAGCGGTTCCAGCGGGCATTCGCGTCCGAGCGTGCCCGCCTCGCTGCCTGCAACACAACCTTCTGTGTTTACTTCCCGCCGCCGGTCGCAGTGGGATATTGATGAGTATTCAGCACCATTCCTGGCCCACGATCGGCGGCAATGGATTCCAGAGCCTCAGCTCTATCGCAGAGGTTCATCCCGTCCCTATCACTTCCAACTCGATTACGCGCCTCCAGCGCGTGTTTCAGGCTCGCCGGCACGGGTAACCGTGCCGACGCGCCGGAAGGCCGCCAAAGGTGGTTCTAGGGCTCCCAGGGGGTACTCCCTGGGAGCCCTTGTCTTTGCTGCTCCTGCTGGAGTGGCTGTCTGTGTTCAACGTCATCAACGAAAGGAAATCATGCATGCCAAAGGCTATGCCGGTGGTCGTGTCCGCCGCGGTCGCCGCAATTCGCTCTCTTCCGTGAGGTGTCGCTAGATGTTCTGGATTCCTCTCGCTGCAGCTGCTATCACGGCAGCTGGGTCCGCGATGTCCAACCGGGCCAACAACAAGGCGGTTGCTGCTGAAGGCGATAAGCAGCGTGCCTTTGATCTCGATATGTGGTCGCGCACCAATGCGTTTAATAAGGAACAAGCGCAGTGGGAGTTCGGCAACAACAACTTCATGCGCGCCCAGGATTGGGAGTGGGCGCAACAGGCGTCTGCCCGTGAATTCGAGCGGCAAAAGGAGTTCGCTCAAATGGGCATCCAATGGAGGGCTCAAGATGCCCAGGCTGCTGGTCTACATCCGCTCGCGGTGTTGGGAGGTGCTGGTGCAAGCTATTCCCCCTCCGTCGCGCTCCCTGGGTCGTACCCTTCGCCGAGTGTTCGCGCTGCTGGCATGTCTCGCTCTGGCGGTGGCGGTGCTGTAGGGCATTCTGCGGCTGGTACGTTCCTATCGGAGATGGGTCAAAACATCATGCGGTCGATGGTTGCTACGGAGACTGCGGAACAGAGGGAGCGTCGGGAGCTGGAGCTGGAGCACTTGCGGCTTCGTAACCGGCTGGTCGACGCGCAGATCACTGAAACGTATTCGAACATCATGGGTCAGCCTCAGACCCCCCCGTTCCCTTCACCTGGTGGTCCCGTCTCTCCTACTGGTGCGATCAAGGTGGAGCCTTCGCGCTCTGTCTCGCACCTTCCTGGGTCTCCTCACATGGAGGCGGCCCGTACGCCGTTCGGCAAAACCTTCGATATGGGTGGCGGTGCTTCTATCGTCCTTCCGTCGCAGGCCGCTGCTGAATCGCTGGAAGCCCTGGGTCCGTTCGCTGGTCCGACTGCGTTGACGTTGTCTGGCTTGCGGCATTGGTTCCATGGCCCTGCTGAGCCTCCCAAGGCTTCTCTGCCCCCTGGCTGGACCTGGAAGTGGTCGCCGCTTCGGCAGGCGTTCCAACCTATCCCCCCAGCTACCGCTCCGGACCTGTCCGGGTTCGGCACTTGGCGTGGTGGTCGCGGCAACGCTCCTACCCGTCGTCCCAACTAAGGAGTTCGTCATGCGTCGTCGTCGTTTTTCCCGTGGTCGCCGTCGCTTCGGTCGCGGTCGCCGTCTGGTTCGCCGGATCGGTTACCGGATGTGATGCTGTGTCGGAAGCCGTTCCACAAGGACGGCTCTGCTTACCCGTGTGGGCAGTGCAATCCTTGCCGTATCAACCGCCGCAGGCTGTGGATGCATCGGCTTCTGCTCGAGGCTCGCTGTCATGAGTTCTCGTGTTTCCCTACGCTCACCTACTCGCCTGAACACCTCCCTACCGATGGAAATGGCGTTGCGCAGCTTGTCCCGCGTCATGCCTCTCTGTTTCTCAAAAGGCTACGAAGGAAGTTGGGTCCAGAGAGACCTGTTCGGTACTACCTTGTCGGTGAATACGGTGATGAGACTTGGCGTCCCCACTATCACCTCGCTCTCTATGGAGTTGCCACTATCGAGGCGCCTCTTATCGAGTCCTGTTGGGGAATGGGGATGGTCTATGTCGGGGAGCTTACGACAGAGTCGGCGCAATACATCGCGGGCTATGTGACCAAGAAAATGACTTCCAAGGATGATGGTCGTCTAGGAGGTCGGCATCCTGAGTTCGCTCGCATGTCTCTCAATCCTGGCATCGGTGCACTCGCTGTGCCTGCTGTCGCGGATGCTCTCAACGATACGTATGGTGCTGCCCTGGTCGCTGGGAGTTCGGATGTTCCACTGGCCTTGATGCATGGGCGTCGTTCTCTGCCTCTTGGTCGTTATCTTCGTAGGAGGTTGCGTGAGCAGATGGGTTTCGATGATGTTTCAGGCGCGCTCGGTCAGCAGGCGCGCCGGCTTGAGGAAGTGCTCGCAGTGCGCGCGCATCCTGGCGGCACTTCGGGCTATCTCTCGGAAAAAGAAAAGGTAGACAAGGTCCGCCTTCTCCAAGTTGAAAAGAAGGCCAAACTATTCCGCAAGAAAGGTTCATTGTGAAAAGGTCAAAGTTCTCGCTGTCTCACTACCAGCTTTTCTCCTGTGATATGGGCGAGCTGGTTCCCCTCGCGTGCATGGAGGTGCTTCCCGGTGACACATTCCAACAATCGACTTCCGCGCTGCTGCGGGTCTCGCCGCTACTTGCGCCCGTCATGCACCCTGTCCATGTACGCATCCACCACTGGTACGTTCCGAATCGTCTCGTCTGGGAGGACTGGGAGGACTTCATCACTGGAGGTCCTGACGGGATGGATGCGTCCTCGATGCCGTTTATCGACTTTGGCGCATCTACCATTGCCACTGGTTCGCTCGCCAACTACCTGGGCGTTCCGGCTGTGGCGGATGTTGGTTCGGTCTGTGCGATGCCGTTCCGGGCCTACGCGCTGATCTGGAATGAGAACTACCGGGATCAGGACCTGCAGACTGCTCTGACGGTGGACACCTCGGATGGTCAGGACACCACTACCAACACGACGCTTCAAAACGTGTGTTGGGAAAAGGACTACTTCACCAGTTCGCGGCCCTGGCCTGAGAAGGGCCCGGATAT